TGGTCAGATTCCCCTTCTGGAGTTTTCTCACCCCTCTTTCTTCCACCTATACCGAATATACCCCGTGAGTCAGCTACGTTTCGGCTTGGCCCAGCCCCCTCGTATCTTGTTGGAACTTTTGTTGCAAACTGAGGTTTTTTACCTGGCGCAGATTGTCTCCTCAATCTTTCAATAATAGAACCTTCTGTTTTTGCTTTCTTTTGTTCTATTCGTGCTATTCGTTTAGTTTCCTTTTGTGCTAGTCGTTCTGTTTTTTGAGTCCCTTTTAATCTAATAGCTTTTCTATCTTCCCTAAGTTTAGCGGCGGCGGCATCTTTCTCATCCGCTTCTCTTTCTGGCTTTAATCTAATAGCTTTTCTGTCTGCCCTAAGTTTAGCCTCAGCAGCGTCTTTCTCATCAGCTTCTCTTTCTGGCCTGTCTCTTTCTGTTTGTTGTCTCTCTTGTGCTGATTTTATCCTTCCAGCCCTTCTTCTAATACCAAATTGCCTACCTAATCGTTCCTTAAGACCAGGACGTTCAGGCTTAGGAGTAGATGGGTCTGCTGGAATTGGAGCATTACCCCATCCAGAAGTAGCTACACTAGATTTTATTGTCTCCTTTTTTGCCTTCTCCCCAGCCCTTTGTATTCTACCAGCCCTTCTCCTAGTAGAAATTTGTCTACCTAACCGTGATGCAAGACCAGGACGTTTAGGGGCATCATCTGGTTCCGCTCTTGGAGTAGAATCGGGGGCATTGGCAAACGCATCAATATCCTTCTGACGCTCTTTTTGGCGTTCACTTCTTAGGTTTGCTTTTGCCTCATCGGATAGCCCTAGCTCTGGGCTTGCAAAAGCCCCTTTCCTATATCTATCAGCAGTCTCTTTACCTGTTCTACTAAAGTTACTATAGATGGGAGCTTTAAACAAAAACCTCATCTTCTGAATAGACTTGGCCTTTTTACGATTCTTTGCTTTATCAGATTTGTGATACTCTGGAGAATCTTCATCCAACTTGTCACCCAAATCCTGTCCAGCTTCATTAACAACCCAAGGTGGTTTAATATGTATAGGCACACCTTTATCATTAGTTTCAGTTTCTACAACAGGATTATAACGTTGTGACTCAGACGGTTGCTCAGATGGAAAACCATACTCTCTTAACAACTGATGGTGTTCTGCTTCCCGCCCAGCAAAATTCTCAAGAACTGCTAATGATTCTTTAGATTTAAATGGGTCTTTAGCAGCTTCCGCTTTTGCCAACCACATATCAAAAGATTTTTTAAAGTCTACGTTTTCTTTATTTCTCATTACCACAACCACCTTTGTAGGTTTTTGAGCCATTGGAGCAAATATCTTACAATAATCACCAGGAAGAATATCCCCAGTTACAACGTCACAACTCTTATCTTCCTCATTAAAATACTTACAGTGTCCACAATTGATTCCTTTAGCTGTTTCTTCAGGGGTAGCATCCCTATAACCACACTGGTCTTTATCAATCTTACCAGTTTGTGGTACTTCAGCTTTTAACAATTCAAAAGTTGCATTTTGGTTTACACCCTTTTCACATACTGTAACTTCTGCTAGTTCCATTTCGTCTACTTGCATATAGGGTACCATTCCTTTCTGCATATTCTGTACCTTCAAAGCAGAACCCGCAATACTATAAGACCTCAATCTGCCTTCATCAATCTCTTTCCTAACTTTCTCAGAAATTTTAGTATCATCCCGCAATTCACAAATAAAGAATAGTCCTTTATCATCTACACCACTTTTAAATATCTGCCCACCCCTAGTTATATAGGCTGGCAATGCCCAACCTATTTGAACATCAGAATGTAACACCATTGCATTACGAGTTCTAAAATTTCCCATAAACTTATCAAATGCTTTTTTCAAAGCATCTGTAGTAATAAGATGGCCCTCTCTGTCAATTAAAGAAACAGAAGCTGGGCCACCAACAACCATTGGGTCATCATCTCCCACGTTGGCAGCAGCTTCTGTATAGTGTCTATTAGAAGGGAAAGCTCTAGAGAGAGTTAAAGTTTCTGCTTTAGAAGCAATACCCGCTTTAAATAATCGAGCAAACTCTTCTAATGCATCTCCTATATCTTCAAGAGTAACTTTACCTGTATCTGCTTTCTCTAACCATTTAAGACTATTAAATGGTTTATTTATAATATTGCTTGTTGTAATTACACTCATTAGCCCTCATGTATGCCCCAAACAACCCCATATATTTGAGTACTCGCACCAGAAGCAATAGCAGAAATTCTGGTTCTAATATCAATAGGCCAAGGGGGTTCCCAAGTTTCTCCAGCTTTAAGGAGAACACCTGTAGAAGTAGTACCAGCAGCAGTAGCAGTATTATCTAAAGCAATATTAACTGTTTGAGAACCATGCCCATTCTTTAATCTAAATCCCCTAACAGCAACAATGCCTGTCCTAAGCCTAGAAGCTGATAGATTAGCAGTACCATACCACTCATAATTAACTCCAAGAGTTCCGTCTACATAAGGTTGGACAATACCATCTTTACGTTGTTCTACATGCCACTTATCATTATACCAAGTAATATTGTGTTGAGCAGCAGTACGAACTGCTACCCTATATTCAGCAGCAACTCTTTCAGGAATTTCACAACTCACTGTAAGTCTTTGCCAACCAGTAGATAAAGTAACCGTAGTACCAGTTGCCAATATAGTACCACTAGCATTTTCAACAGTTATTTTAACAGTCCCTGAAGCTGAAGCTCCACGTACTTCTACACTAGCACAGATATGAGAACTATCTTCACCAGCCCCCGCAAAGTTATGTGCCCAATAATAACCCTCACCAGCAGCAGAATTATCAGGATTAACTAAAAGGGAATATGTCCCAATAGCAGCTTGAGCGTTACTTTGTGCAATAGCAGAACCTGAAACCGTAAAATCAGTTAGGGTATTTACTTCAAAGGACGGATTCTTAACCAAGTTAACGGACGGCATTCCTCTAGCAACTGTAAATATATCAACTGCTGTAGTACCTATAGTAATATCAATGGGGGCGTACTTTGTCCAAGCATGGACACTTGTTCTGGTACTTGGGTCTACTTCCCATGCAGACCAGTCCTCAGAAAAATGTATAGAATTTGGCATTTAAAACTCCTACCTATTTAGAGAACCAAGTTAGCATAGCGAATAAGCTTCCTAGTACCATGCCTGTATGCATCGCTATTACACTAATTATAACAAAAGCAGATTTAACTCCATACAATTTAGTTCTCCAATGTTTAAGTTCATCTATTTCGTCACCAATCTCTTCAAATCTAGAACATAGAGTTTCTGTTAATCTAGTTTGGCTTTCTATATATGAATCTAGACGTTCCATATAAACGGCTAGTTTTATGTTTAAATCAGTATCAGTGTTTGTGGGCATAGCATTAATCGTGTCCCCAAGCCATACCCCTTACATTAGCTACAGCAGCGGGAACTGCGCCAGCTGTTTCTTCTACCATAACCGATGCACCGCCGTTATCTGACTGCCACATATGAATCTTATCAGTAGCTGCATCATAGTTAAACACAAACCCACCCTTAGTTTCTATCTCACAATGAGAAACAGAAGCCAAACCAAACTTAGAATTAATACCAGATATGTCAATACCTGTTCCATAGTTAGGTGTAGTAGCTAACGTATTAAATTCAAATTCAACATACTTTTTATTACCCATAACACCACGGGCAAAATCAGTTCCTTTATTAAATTCCCTAGTATCACGGTTATTAAACGTCATTCCCATGATTATATTCCTCCAAGTGTTTTTTAGAAATAAGAGAGGGCAGGAGCCTAAAGGCTCCCACCCCCATAGTGGTGGACTTAGGCGTTGAGGTCAGTAACTTTAGCCTGAACCCAGAAATTCTTGCAACGCATCTCACCCATGGTATACAGAAGGCCCCTAACCACCAACGCATTAGCTGCGAAGTAGTCACGGTTTTCCACATACTGAGTGGGTTGTGCAATAGCCATTTCAATATAGTCCGTATCCAGCACATAAACATTGGAACCCAACACAGTGCTAGTAGAACTACAACCCTTAGGTACATCCGCATCAGGAAGAATTGGAATTCCCATGTAGGTTGCCAACACCAAACCAGTGCGGGTACCTGGGAAAGTTCTCTCAGAACCAACACCGACTTGATATTCTTCTTGACCCATATACCGTTGCTGGGAGTTCAACAACCGTTCCAGCCTGAAGTATTGGTCATGCCCCATCAAAATTAGTTTAGGCTCTCCACCATTTTCCCTTATCTTCTGGATACAAGTATCAATCAGATTTAGGGATAGGTCACGGCCTACACCACTGTTATGCAAAACAGTAGCAGCAGAGTTCCAGTTTCCCGCTATTCGCCCAGTACTGGCAGTAGAACCGCCAACCGCTAGGTCAAATACCCTGGAACGTGCTTGCCCACCACCAGCACCCCAGTTGTCTTCCGCTACCATATCGTCCAAAGACGAGAAGCCAGCACGACTGTAAGCATACATAATATCTCCAGTGTCCCAAGCATCAGGAGCAGCGTCCAACGTTACTAGGCCAGCATCGTGATTTACACCATCAGCACCACCAACAGTTACACCAGCAGGAATATCAAATCGTGCTTCTCCGCTGGCACTAGTGTCAAACCGTGCTACCTCATCACCTATTTTAAAGTGATTAACTAGCGTATTAGTGGTACCAACTCGCACTGTAGTCGCATTGGTAGAAGCACTAGCTCTAACAGCCGACAACGCAAGTAGTTCTTCGTTCAATTCTTTAATGTGGTCAAGCTGTGCGTTTTCATTTTCCAACGCCAGCACATCCCCAACACCACCTTCCAACTGCGCCGTAAAGACGGACTTGACTGACGCACCAAAAGTAGTAGAGACAATACGAGGCAAGCTCGATACTGTCTGAATAGCAGAGATGTTAACGGATGGAATGGAACCCACTTCCGTCACTGGACGGGAACGGTTCGCACCACGGTCAGACCTGATACGCCAACCAGCCGTGTTACCCCACACTACACGGGGTACCGCATTAAAGAAACGAGTTTGGTTGTTCAAAGCTTGCCAAACTTTCCGTCCATAGGTTGCAGTGAATATGCCAGTATTGCTAGATTGGAACGGAGTTCCAATACCAGCACCAGCTTTCTTCATAAAACCAGGGCCGAAAACACTCTGGTAAAGCCCTCTTTGTGACTGAGCAATATACTCAGCAAGGGATGGATTAGCCATAATCGTTTCTCCTTAATTCAAATTTTGGAATTAGAAACCTTCCAACAACTCCCTAGGAATACCACTAGTCTCACCAGATTCAATTTGTTCCTGCAACCGACGCAATTCACCATAAGATAGTTGCATCATCTGGTCAACAGTTTCATCGGCACTAGCAGCTTTGCGAATAGGAGAAGTATTATCTACACCCAACGCATCATCATAGCGAATGAGTCGAGGACTATTTAGGCCATTCTCTTCACGGAAACCCATTTTCCTCAAACGTTCCTCAGTTTCATTTTGAACCATTTTCTGGATATTTTTACTCTTAGAGGAAACCATCTTTTGAATCTGGGCTATACTTTTAGCCATTTCCTGTACAGGAAAGCCACCGCTTCCCCCTTCTTCTTCTCCTGCTTCTTCCTCTTCTCGTTTCTTTTTCTCTTCCTCAGTTTCTTCCTCGTCGTCATCCATGGGAGGGTCTTCTTTAGCCATTCCATACCCAGCCTTCTCTAAATCGTCATCATCCATTCCCAACTGTTCTTTCAGCAAATTCAATTGCTTCTGCATAGCTTGAAAAGTACGCTTGGCATGTTCAGTTTTACTATCGGTGTTCGTAGCCTTTGAGGAATCATCTGCACCACCAGAAATGGTACCGCTTTTTCCTGACGAACCCTGGACACTAACAGTATAATCTCCACCCTCACCCCACTGTCCCATATTATCAGGGTTATCGGCTTTAATCAATCCATAAACTTCACCCGCCACAGCTTTAATTATCTCTTGCTTTTCAAACTGGTCTTCCTCTTCTTGTGATAATTCAAACTCATCATCCTCGGCCTTCGTTAGTCGAGAGTCCATCTTATGCAACACCTCGGCAACGGCAGCAAGAGCGAGGTTACTGCCCTCGATTTGTTTCTCCAACCGTTCTATAATATCCGAATCTGCCATGATATACCTCCATTCGTATATTTTTTGCCAAGGAAGTTGGTCTAAGCCACCTCCGACTTCCCAAAGCTAATATTAGTACGATATTCGTACTAACTTATTATACTAAAGATTCTGAAAAACTTTCAGTATTCTTCAGCAAGTTCTGGAACATCACTAGTAAAAGTTAGCTTTAGTATCTCATTTCGGAAATCATATAATGGAACTTGGGCTAATTTTTTCAACTTTTC